TACAATTACATGCACTTTCACGGCAAACTTACACCTAAACAATTGAATGCAATAAAAAACTTTGCAATTCGTGGTTGATATGTTAGCCTAAATTTACAAGGAAAAAGCAATGAGTCAACATAGATATGTAGCACTTATTGATGGCGAAAAGATCAGAGCCTTTCACCGCCGTGACGAACTTATGCATTGGTTAAAAGATAAACCTGAGGCTACTTATGTTAAGTATTCAGTAAAGCGTGAAAGAAAAGATAAGATTGATTTTAGTCAATACGAAACCGCACCCTTCTAATATGTGTAGTGTTTTATGTTTAATGGTTTATGGTTAGCATTTCGTTTCAATTTGACTTCAATAACGACTCAATATTGACTTTCTATTGACGTCAATAAAACCTCAATAAAATCCCCCCAAAAAAAGAAATTACAAACTAAATACAATTTGCACTCACTTATTGTTTGACTTATCCCATATGTCCGTTTACATTCTATTGCATTATGGTAGATACAAACATCACAAAACAAAGAGTCGTGACATCTTACGAGGGTAAGGATGCAAAGACTCCTGTGTCTGATAAACAATCTAACAAGGACTCATCTAGCGTTAACAAAGGTGGAAGACCTACGCTTTACAGTCTTAAGATTGCTTTGGAGATATGTGAGAGGATTGCTGACGGTGAATCACTTGTGAAGATTTGCAGTGATCCGAAGATGCCGAAGAAGACTGCGGTGTACGAGTGGCTGTTGCGCCACAAAGAGTTCGCGGACATATATGCGCGCGCGAGGGAGGATCAAGCTGACACATTGGCTGACGAGATCCACGCAATCAGTGACGAGCTTCCGCAACAGATCGTTGACGACAAAGGCAAGACTCGATATGACAGCGCCTATGTTCAGTGGCAAAAGAATCGCGTTGACGCACGCAAGTGGGTAGCCGCCAAACTCAAACCTAAAAAATATTCAGATCGCATTGCACACGTCGGTGATCAAGAAGCTGACAGCATCCAAGTTAATGTCAACATCTTTGACGAGATGCTAAAGAACCTCGAGCTAAAGAGACAGGCCAAGTGAGCGATCTTATAAACGGATTTTGGATTCTATTCGGCATGGTTGTCGGAGGATTCTTATACTTCATCATTGCTGATTACTTTGATGATAAAAAATGACAGACGTCGTAGAGCTTCTTAAAGACAAAGAGGTTGAGGCACAGTTTAAATCGCTTCCTATTGCAAAACAAGTAGGGATAGCGTGGCGCATGAAGTGGTTAACGCAAGCGCATGATCACCAAATATTGCCACACGGTGATTGGGCGATATGGTTGTTATTAGGTGGTCGAGGCGCGGGGAAGACTAGAACGTCTGCTGAGCAGATAGGATGGTGGGCTTGGGAACAGCCTAACACACGATGGCTAGTAGCCGCGCCGACAGCCATGGATGTACGCGGTACATGTATTGAAGGTGAATCAGGATTGCTTAACGTGATACCTGAGATGCTCATTGAAGACTATAACAAGTCACTGCTTGAGATTAAGCTGATCAATGGATCGCTTATCAAAGGCATATCGGCATCCGAACCTGATCGCTTTCGTGGTGGACAATACCACGGCGCATGGCTCGATGAGTTGGCGGCTTGGGATTATCTGCAAGACGCATGGGATATGATTCTATTCTCTGTTCGTCTCGGCAAACAAACACGAATCATTGCGTCAACGACACCACGTCCTAAAGACTTGATCGTTGATCTAGTAGGAAGAGCTGACGATGGCTCAGGTGAAGTTGTGATGTCAACCGCGTCAACGTACGCAAACATAGACAACTTAGCGCCAAGCTTCCAACAGCAGATCCTACAATACGAAGGAACGAAGCTAGGTCGACAAGAGATCTATGCAGAACTGATTGACCCTGAAGAGGGTGGCATTGTGAAAAGAGATATGTTTAAGTTATGGGACGCAAAGAAACCGTTCCCTAAATTTGAATACATCATACAGAGTTATGATTGCGCCTACACAGAGAAGACGATAAACGATCCGACAGCGTGCCTTGTCTTTGGCCTATTCAAACCGACAGACGGTCCAATGTCAGTCATGTTGATAGACGCATGGCAAGAGCGCATGCAGTACCCTGACTTGAGGAACAAGGTAAAGGAAGAGTATGAAGTTAGTTATGGTGCGGATAGCGACACCGACACAGGAGAGTTTGTCAAAGGTAAGCGAGTTGATCTCATACTTGTCGAAGATAAGGCGAGTGGAATCAGTCTCATACAAGATATGCAACGGGCGCATTTACCTGTGCGAGCTTACAATCCTGGTCGAGCTGATAAAGTCCAACGACTTTCCATTGTCGCAAACATTATCGCTCATGGAAGAGTGTGGATACCCGAATCCTCACACCGTCGAGGATATGTTCGTGATTGGGCTGAGGGCTTCGTCAGTCAGATCTGTTCGTTCCCTGAAGCAACGCATGACGACTATGTGGACGCATGTACGCAAGCGCTTCGGTATCTAAGAGACGCAGGCTTCTTGACGATAGACGCTCCGCCAAGAGATGACTATGAAGATTACGCAGACGCTTATGGATACAAAGAGAGAGTCAATCCTTACGCCGTGTAAGCAGATATGTGAGCTAGACGAAAAGTTATACATATGTAAAACATGTAAGCGAACAGAGGACGAGATAGCAAGTTGGTTAGATTACACACCAAGCGAACGCAAAGCTGTAATGAAACGCATCAAGGAACAAGATGGGCGCAAAAAAAAATCTTGACATAGCACTTAAAGTTGCCGAAGAGGGAGCTAAGATTGCTCGTGCTGAAAAAAAAGCTATGCGTATGTCAGAGGCTTTAGATCCGCATGTAGGCAAACGCTTATACATCACACAAGCTGATCGCATGGCACTTGATCCTACTAAAGGTTATCTTGGCGGGTCAGGCTTCATAGACTTAGCTACTATGCTTCCTGAGTACAAAGGCATGGCATGGGCTGTTAAAACACCTGGTATTGCAAAGACTATGGTGGGATCAATGGCACGCAATCCTGAAGAAGCTATATGGACAAACTTACAGGGATCGCCTGCACAACACAGATCTAATCAAGTAGTGTTTGACAAAATCATGAGTGAGTTCAGAAACGCTGTTGAAGAAGGCAAGTTAACTCCTGAGTTACGAAACAAGATTAACAAAAAACTTGCATCAATTAAAATTGCAAAAACAGATATTCCTATGTTTCCGAGTGATGTTGATATTTTATCCCCTGATTTTGCAAAGCAAGCCAATGTATTTCACAAGCGAAGAGAGATCGCAAGCGTATTAGGTGGAGAGGGTGTTGGAGGCAAAAAGGGAACGATTATCCCATACGAAAAAATTATTGAAGAGACTACAGATCCTTTAGTTAAAGATGTTCAAACAGGATCAATAGGCAATAGATTGTTTTCTTTAACAGGAGACATTTTCCCTGAAAGACCTGACATACATACCGCATACCCAACAGCATTAGGCGGAGAAAAACTATCCGATGTATTTACGCCTGCTCCACAAGAAATTGTATTAAAAGAAGTGTATAAAGATTATAAACGCAAACCAACTTACTACGATCTCACACGCGGTCACGCACCTTCAGCCAAGATTACTGATGAAATGCTTGAGGACTTATACAAGTCAGGATATGCAGGCGGTGGTGCAATCAAAGGACTACAAAAAGCAATTAAGGCGGGAGAAAAAGCCGTCAAAGAAATAAAACATACTATCCCTGAAGCAGAGCAACCGTTTATCGGTTACATAAAAAAAAGTGGTGATCATGAATCTTACAGTCATGATGCAGCTAAAGCTGTTGACTATCATCACTCACATCTTATGAAAGACCCTGATGCAATGTTTGCAGACGATGCACTTACATTTGTAAGGTATCAAGGCGAGCCTATATTTACAATCAAGGGTGAATCTGCATTAGATCCTTATCATCCTGAATCTGCTAAACACATATCAACACTAGCAGAGTTACTCAAACGCAACGGTGCAGATCCAAACACACCACTTCGTATTGAAGACCTAGCATTACCAAGAGAAGA